TTTAAAAACGATGGAGTAATTTCTTATAATCACCGTAACTCTCAATTTAATCCTAAAGATAGAAAGAAATTAAGTTGGCAAGAACCTGAAATTACAAATTTTGAAATTGTAGGAGCTAATGCTCAACCTGGCGATATTTATTCTTATAATGCTCCAATTGACGGATTAAAGTACTATGCTTTTGATACTAAAACACTATATAAAATTAGTGGTTATTCTTTTAAAACAATTTCTAGTGCAATACGTTATTTACAAACAACTAAAGCAGACGTAAAAGATTTCATAGGTGAAGTTTCTATAGGAGTAGGTATTGGAGATAAGAGAATACCCATTAATTCTGGTAATTCTAAATATGTATACAAATTTGTAACACATGTAGACAATCCTTATTGGGAGACAAAACTAAGTAGTCTTAGTTTTGAGTAATTGTAAAAATTAATGTAATTAACTAAATATGTATACTAAAAACGGTGTAAATTGGCACTCATATTAACAAGTAATCAGCAAGACGGTAGTAAAAGTTATAAAGAAGTTGATATAGCTGGACCGGCTAAAATGTATGGAAACATTGATAAGATTAAAAATGCTGCTTTGATGCAAAAAACAGGTTATTTAGATACAGCACGCAGTGCACCTCTTTTTAATGATCCTCGATACACGAGTTCAACTCTTGCTATACCAACAGATGAAAGATCATTGCATGGATTGTATAGATTCTTTTCAGAAACAGACCCTATCGTAGGTGCTAGTTTAAAACTACTTTCAGAACTTCCAATTGCGAGTCTTAGATTAGGTCAATGTGAAGACAGTGGAGTACAGCAGCATTTTGAAGAAATGTGGGAAAGAATTAACGGATTTAAATTAATAAGTGAAGGAGTAGCAGAATTTTTTGAAATCGGGGGAAGTTGTTTCTTTGGGAATTATAATGAAGCAGATTACATGTGGGATCAGTTTGCAATTTTGAATCCTGATTATGTAAAAATAGAATCTACTTGGATTAATGAAAAGCCGTTGGTTAAATTAATACCAGATGAAGCTTTAAAGAAAATTGTACAATCTCAATCTCCACGGTATCTTTATGATCAAGTTCCTGAAGAGGTGAGAAGATACGTTTTGTTTAATCAAGAAATTCCACTTGATCCAAATAATGTATTTTTATTACACCACGCTAAACGACCTTATGAAACTAAAGGTAGATCAGTTATAAAAAGAATTTTGAAGATGTTAATGCTTGAAGATAGATTTAATCAAGCCAACTTTGCACTTGCAACTCGTCATGCTGTACCTATGACAATTGTTAAGGTCGGTGATCCCAATATGAATTGGTTACCAAGTCAAGCTGATTTAGAAGCAGTAAGGGAGGCCGTGGGGGCCTGGGAATTAGATCCGAATTTTTCCCTTGTATACCATAGCGGCATTGATATACAATTTTATGGAGCTAATGGAAGAACTCTTCCAGTAGGTCCTGAACTTGATAGAATTTACAGACTAAAATTTATTGGATTAGGTGTGCATGAACAGTTATTGTCAGGCGGAGGGGGAAGTTATGCGCAAAGCTACATGTCAATGGAAGTTCAAAGACAGAGAAGTTTAAATCTTCAATTAAAATTAGAACAATTTGTACATGGAGGTTTATTTAAGCCTATTGCTGACCTTTGTGGTTTTTATAGAGTTAAACAAGCAACCGCTGGTTACGGAGGAGTCACAAAAGTTAAATACGGAGCTGAAGATAGATCATTAAAAGATTTACAGACAGAAATGTTTAAGTGTGCAACAGAATATGGTAATAATAAAGAATTTCAAGAATTTTCAAAACGAAAGATTGCTGAATATCAATTAAATCAGCAAAAGATTTCGAAAGAGTTCGTATTTCCTCATCTTGATTTTGGAGCTTTGAGTGCTGCATATGATGAAAATATGAAAAATTATGTCAAATGGTTAGCTGATAAAAAACCTGAATTAATTGATGACGCCACTCTTTTAAGATTAGCTCGATTAGATAGAGATGATCAATTAAAAGCAAAGATTCAAGATGTTAAAAGAATGAAAGATTGGTATGAAGAACTAAGTAAAAAAGGTTTGTTACAAATGTTTCAGATGATGAAAACTAAAGGACAGGGCGGAGAGGGAAATATGGGCGGATTAAGTTTTGATGGACCTGGAAGTGCAGATTTAGGTTTAGGAGGACCTGGAATGGAGGGAGGAGAACCTAATTTACCGGTTGGTGAAGGAGGAGAACCAGAAGCGGCTCAAGGACAAACAGCACCCGCTACTCCAGGGCAAGCTGCAGCTTCAATAGATGAAACTATTTTAAGAAAACTTGTATTTAATGATGATAAAATAATAGTAGCAGAAAATAATCAAATGTTAAAAAACAGAAATAAGTGGTCAAGTAATCCTGCAAAATAATTGGAGAGGAGAATTTGGAGGTAGAAATACTTCTTATTTTGTTAAAATGAAAAATAGATCAATAGAAAGTTATAGTTTAGAAGAGATGTTATTATATAGAGATATACCAGAATTGTTTCTTAATTTCTCAGTTAAACAATTAATAAGAGGAGAATCATTAGCTGAACCTAAATTGAATTACCAAAATACTTCCTCTTTTTTGTATAAGACAAAGAAATTTAACTTACAAAAAGAAGTAAGTAATTTACAGAAAGCTATAAAAATTATTGATTCATTTTTTATGAAATTGTCTATCAATTTAGAGGTTACGTAAAATGTTAGTTAAAAGAGCTTTTCAAGAAATACGGTTAAATTCAGAAAGTTTATTTAAAATAGCTGCGTTAAAAGAAAAAAGAGTAGTTCCGGTGGACACAAACGATTGCAGATACCTAAGATTTCGGGCAATTGCAAATTTAGAAGTAAATGGCTTTAACGGAAACTTTGATGGATTTCCTTATAAATTTTTTGAGGATTCTGAACCAGGTTATGGATATAAAAGCTTTATTGGAAAGAGAGCACATCTAGAGCATAATAGTCAATTACAAAAAAGAGGAAGTATAGGAGATCTTCCAGATGCGTATCTTAATAGATTTATGTACCCTGAAGATTTAAAAATTAATAAATGGGCTGATCTAGATGGGTCTAAATTTGCTTCTCAACGACAGTCTATTTTAGATCTTCCAAGTCAAAAAGACGGTGCTATTGAAGTATTAATGTGTATTGATTCAACATTAATAAAGAAAGGTATTTTAGAATATAAAACTCAGCAAGGTCTTGAAAGAATCATTAAGATGATCGATACAGGCCAAAAACTTTATTGCAGCATGGGGGTGAATATTGAAAAATCAAGTTGCAGTTCCTGTGGTAACGTTGCTTATTTTGCTAATCAATACTGTGATCATATTAAAAAAGGAAGAAAAGGTGGATTAACAATTGTATCTGCTAACCAAATGCGAGATATGCTAGATAATGATTTAATGCGCCCTGAATGGTTAAAACAAGTTGTAGCATCTAAATATGATATAGATGAGATATTAAAAGGTAGTTCTAATAAGGGTATTACAGTAAGAAATGGAGAAATCAATTATAAACTATCATTTTTTGAATTAAGTGTTGTAGGTGTACCTGCTTACGAACAAGCGGATGCTCTTGAAAAAATAGCTTCAATTACTGATATGGAAAGAAAAGATTATTTAAGAAAAGTAATAGCTGAAGTAGGTGAAGATAATTTATTTGATATTTATAGCTTGTTAAAGGACGATGGAAAAATTGCTTCAAGTTGTCAAGTAGGGAGTTTATAATATGTTAGAAAGTTTGAGTTAGGCAGAATATAATGTTAAGTCAATTGTAGGGGCAGGTACAAAGGCTTTTTATGTATTAAATGAACTTAATGAATTAAATAGACCAAAAGAAGTAGGTAAAAATATAGCGCATCGTCAATTAATAGCTCTTCTTTATTTAGAAGGATTTGTGGATTATGATAAAAAAAAACGATACCGCACAAATAAACAGCAAAGGAAAAGAATGGATAGATTTTGTACAGAGTAGAAAACAATTAAGAGAATTAAAAGAGAAAGAATTAGATGAATCAGTTGTTGACAGGTTTATTAAAAATCCCATAAAATTTTTTAATAATTGGGTAATGAAGGAAGATTTATAAAGATTAATATAATAATTTAATGTACTTTATAAAATCGAGTAAATATTAATGCAAAAATTTAAAACTTTATACAAAGGAAAATTTGTAGATTTAATTTCTCCTCTAAAAGATACTTATGAATGTATTCATGAAAAAGATAATGTTATTATTTTACCATTAAGAGAAGGCAAATTAGGAATTAGATTAGAATATTGCCCGCCTTATTGGATAAAGGATATTAACGGTGAAGAACTTTATTATACTGTTATAAGTGGAGGCAAGGATGAAAAAGATGTTAAAGAAACAGCATTGAGAGAATTAAAAGAAGAAAGTGGAGTTACAGTTACAAAAGGTAAGGTATATAGATTATATGAAAATATTGGATTTGTTAAAAACACAGATTGTCGAAGTAGTTTAGTTTTTGTCAATATAAAAGAGTATGAAGAAGAAAAACCTAAAGGTGATGGGACTATTAATGAAAAAAAATCAAAAACGATATGGGTTACTAAAAAAGAACTAGATGAAATTTTAACCAAAAAGAATATAGATAGTTTATTATTTTTTTGCAGTAGTGTGATGAGATTAATTTGGAATAAGCAATATGTTTTATCATGGGTTCAACAGACTACTTATGAAAGATTTAAAGAATTTTATTTAGCAAATCAAGAAAATAATTTATTTACATGTCTTGCCAATAACATGAATCGGTATATTACAAATCCTTACAGTGATGAAAATTACGATCAACATATGGAGTTTGTTGTAGAAAATGAACAAAAAATACAAAACGTAATTGTTAAGATTTTTAAAGATCTTTCTATTAATAATTTTTATAAATTCGATGATACCTTGATTAATGATCTATCTACTTTTAAACTTTTAAGAATGATTACAATTCATGAGATTATAAAAGATTTAATGACTTTTTATTTACAGAATGCAGAAATTATATAAGTGTAAATGATAAGAAGGAAGTAAGTGATGTTAAATAAAATTGCAAAGTTAAATGATAACATGTATCAAGTTAATGAATGTGACATACCAATTGATATTACTTCTGCTAGAGAGTTAATTAAATCATTTGGAGTAGAGGATATAAATGGATTTATGGATGATTTAGATAGTAAAGGAAGTATTGAATTTGAAGAAAAATTTGCGAACAGGGGTGTAGTGGTAAATATGTATGAAGTAGATTACTCTGCTTCAAGAAACTCTAATAATGAAACGCAAGAAATGATTTCACATTTAGATGAAAATACTGATTTCATTACACAAAACTTATTTCCAGGGTCTAAGGTTGAAGATATTATTGTAGAATTAAAAAATAAAAGAGAAGAAGATTTTGATAACGTTAAAAGAAATCAATTTTCTCGAAAAAAATCTTTTTGGAGACAAATATTAGATGTTAAGTAATTTATCTTTTAATGCAAATAAAATATCTCTTATTAAACATCCTGATTATTATAATTATAGTATAGGGCTTACAGATGTTGATGATGAAGCGGATGTATGGAAGATGAATGCATACGACGTTGTATTAAATGAACTACAAAGTAAAGATTTAGAATCTATAGAACCAGAAAATATATCAAAAGAAGATGCTCTTTTAGTACACACTCCTAAATATATTGAAACAGTGTTTGGAGATACTAATAAAAATCGTACAGCTTGGGCAGGAGGTCCTTGGGATCAAAGTGCACAGAGAGCAGTTTTGAGATCAAGTGGAGGAATGATAAAGAATAATGAAGAAGCTTTAAATAGAGGAATTTCTATTCAGATGTATGATGCTTTTCATCATGCATATCCTAATAAAGGAGAAGGTTTTTGTGTATTAAATGATGTGGCAATAGCAGCTACAAAGTATTCTCGATTAGGTAAAAAAATTATGATAGTAGATACAGATGTTCATCAAGGTCAGGGTACAGCTGTTTGCACTCAAAAAGATTCAAATATTTATACTCTATCTTTACATGAACAAAATAATTATCCTCAATTAAAAGAAAAAAGTAGTTTAGATATAGGTTATAAGAATGGAATAACTGATAATGAATTTTTACAAGAATTAGAAAATGCTTTAAATAAAGCTTATTTAGAGTTTCAGCCAGATTTAGTAATATTTATTGCAGGTACAGATTTATATAAAGGAGATAGACTCTCAAATACTCTTATAAGTGTTAATGGAATTAATGTTGCAAATAAATATGTTCTTGATTTTTTTGGAAGTAAAAAGATTCCAGTAGCTATTTCAATACCTCAAGGATACGCTCAAAATTTTGAAGATACTAAAACTTTAATTAAAAATGTCATATTAGAATCTCAGGAAGCTTACAAAAAATATTATAGTAAACAAGTTAGTTTAAGTTCTCTTTCGTTTAATATAGATATTAATTATTGGAAAACGTATTTTGATACTTTTATCAATCATTACATTACCAGTCAACAACAGAATATTCTTTTTGGAGGAGATAAATTTACTTTAATTAAAGTAGCTGTAGGTTATATAGAAAAAGAAATACCTGAAGATGTTAAAAAAGATGAAGAATTTCAAAGTTTGTTAAAAGACTTAAAAGATAAATATTGGATGGAATTTCATAAAAACATTCTTGAAGATAGTGATTTATTGAAAGAACAGTCTGCTACTAACTTAAACACATACAATGAAGTAATGAAAGATTTTAACAAAGAAAGTAATTTGAAAAATATAAGTTGGAGTGATATAGAAGAATTTCCAAGAATACAACCTAAAGGAAGGACACATGTTATTCTTCAATATATAGAAAACAATGGAGGAATTGTTAAACCTTCAAAAATTGACAAAACTCTAAGTTACAGATTTCAATTTAGAAGTCAGTTAGAAAAAGCAGGTTATATAAGATCAGTTTTAGGAGAAGATAATAAAAGATGGTTAACATTAACACCTAGAGGAGGTAGACTTTTAGATTACTTAAATAGACAAGCTAAAAAAACTCTTTCTAAATTAGATTTTGATAAAGACCAAGCAGATTCAAAAGAAACTATTTCACATACCGTATTAGACAAATATAATACTATCATTTTTGATTTAGATGGAACAATATGGAATGTGTTTACACCTAAAGGTGATAGTATAGGAGCCTATGATACAACTGCTCCTTATAAATTGAAAGACATGTACAATATTGTTGATATAAAAGGTAATGTTATTACCTTACAAGAAGGAATAAAAGAATTACTTGACATGTTAGATTGTTTAGGTAAAAATTTAGGAGTGGTTAGTGGTGGAGAAAAGTTAATTGATGTTAATAATAGAATATCAGTACCTTTTGAAGCTCAACCATCAAATCAATTACTTAAAAAGTTTGATTTGTTTAAGTATTTTAATTACTGCGTTGTATATAAAGCCTTTGAAGATAAAACTCAGTATATTAGACCAAGTGGAAATACATTATTTATTGATGATATGCGAAAAAATATTGATATGGTAAATGAAAGAGGAGATGTTGATGTATTGTGGCGAAAATCATTTACAAATTGGAAAGATTTACTAAAAAATCAAGTAAACGCATCAAAACTTTCTTGGCAAGTAGAGACTAACGAATTTTACGAATTAGAAAGATTACTCAATAATAAACATTACTCTTATCATCTAGAAGGAAATACATTTATTATTGATCATGAAGGATATGTATATCTTCCTTTTCTTACCTCTCTACCTAATAATGTACAATTTAATAATAGAGGAAATGTATATCTTGATTCTCTTACATCTCTACCTAATAATGTACAATTTAATAATAGAGGATATGTATATCTTTATTATCTTACCTCTCTACCTAATAACATACAATTTAATAATGAAGGATTTGTAAATCTTGCTTCTCTTTTATCTTTACCAGATAATATACAATTTAATAATAGAGGATATGTATATCTTCCTTTTCTTACATCTCTACCAGATAACATACAATTTAATAATAGAGGATATGTATATCTTGATTCTCTTACATCTCTACCTAATAACAAATATGATATATTTAAAAACGATGGAGTAATTTCTTATAATCACCGTAACTCTCAATTTAATCCTAAAGATAGAAAGAAATTAAGTTGGCAAGAAAACAAAATTCTTACGGGAAATCAAACATACGATGTTGTGGACAATCAAACCGAGCAGATCGAAGATCGAAATTGTAGTAATCCTCTTTCAGATGTACAGTTAAAGAGAAGACCTCCGAGATTTGATAAAAGGAGAGATTGGGCAAACGAAATGGGAGAAAAAGCAAAAGATTCTGAAATTAGTTATAGAGATAATCAAACAAGTTTAACTTCTGGTGCAAGTTGGAGACAAATATTTAGTTGGCAAGCAGTAAATTCTAATACATTAAATTTTATTAGTAAGCTACCAGAAGGTGAAGGATATACTTACAGTGTGAAATTTAAAGATTCTGCAGATTACTGTTATTGGCCTACAGTGAATTCTAAAGAAGAAATTATTAATAAGATAGAAGAAATAGATCTCGATAAAATTTTAGTAAGTATAGTAGTCTACCCAGATGGAAGCTACTTAGGGAGACATTGGGAATATCAGTATAAATAAAAATTTAACATAGAGAATTTTTTTTTTTAGGAAATAGTGATTGAGAAGTTGAGAAATAAGAATTTGCAATAAGAGTTATAAAATAAATGTCTCCAATAAGGAATCATCTTATCAAACTAGAAGATAATTTAAATAGAATTAATTCTAGTCTTTCAATAAAAATGAAATTTAAATTTGATAAGTATTATTATATTTCCTATATGAAAAAAGAAGAAAACATTTTTAATATTTATGAAACAGTTTCTACTGATCACCCATTTTTATGGTTGAAAAGAAAAAAAGAAGAAGGAATGGTAATTTCCATATTAACATATCAAGGAATTTCAGAACAAGATTCTGCAATGTATGCAGCACTAGAATTATAATAGAAGATTTAATAAAGAGGAAAAATAAAATGAAAAAGAATTGGAGAAAAGTTTTCGGTGCTTCTTATGAAATACCAAAAAAAGAAGCTATTACAGACTGGCCTTTAAAAGTTTACAAAACTGTCAATAAAGTAGAAATTGCCAATCACGTTACTGATTCAGGTGATAAATTTCCTAAAGATGGAGATTCTGCAAAAAAAGAAATTGATGCTTGGAAAAAAGAGAATAAGCAATTTGATAAAAATAAGAAAGCTGATGAGAAAGACACTTCTCATGGAAGTCCTCTTATGTCGGATACTAAAGTAGAAATATTAAAAGATAACTTAGGAAGTTATGCCAATTTAGTTGGAGGTACTCCAGAAATTAATTGGAGAGAAGTTTTTGCTGATGTAAATGTTGTAAAGCAACCCGATGGAACTTTGAAAATCAATGTCGAAGAAAATCAAATTCAACCTGATCTAACTCAACAGCAACCTGCTCAACAAACCCCTGCTGAAGATACTACTAAACAGGCTAGTTCTAATCCAGTGCAAACTTGGGAAATAAAAAAGAAAGGTAATTTATCTTTAATAGGAAAGCAGTGTGCTACACACTGTGGAATAGCTATTATAGAAGACAGTGAAGAGTTAGTTTTTCATAAAGAAGCTCGAAATAATCATGAATGGAATGAAGTAATTAATCAAGGTTATTGGGAAACTAAATTTGATGGGTATGCAAAATAACTGGAGACAAATATTAAGCTGGCAAGTAGAGACTAACGAATTTTACGAATTAGAAAGATTACTCAATAATAAACATTACTCTTATCATCTAGAAGGAAATACATTTATTATTGATCATGAAGGATATGTATATCTTCCTTTTCTTACATCTCTACCTAATAATGTACAATTTAATAACAGAGGATATGTATATCTTTATTATCTTACATCTTTACCTAATAACATACAATTTAATAATAGAGGAGATGTAGATCTTAATTCTCTTACATCTCTTCCAGATAACATACAATTTAATAACAGAGGAAATGTATATCTTAATTCTCTTACCTCTCTACCTAATAATGTACAATTTAATAATAGAGGATATGTAAATCTTGCTTCTCTTTTATCTTTACCTAATAACAAATATGATATATTTAAAAACGATGGAGTAATTTCTTATAATCACCGTAACTCTCAATTTAATCCTAAAGATAGAGAAAAATTGAGTTGGAAAGAAGTTGAATGGTCAGATCTTAAAGGTTGGTTAGTAAAAGATACTACAGGAGGTCGTCCTTATTGGGCTGAAGAAGATTATAAAGGAGAAGTGTATTATCTTGTAATTAGTGTAAGTGAGCTACCAAATAAAAATTTAGATAAGTTTAATATGATTGCACTTCAAGGATCTAGTCAAGATGGTGTAATTAATGAATATGAACAAGGTGCAAAATTTACAGAACCCTATTGGGTATATAAAGATTTACGAAATATAATACCTATACGAAAAATATTTTAATTATATAAATTGATATCATGCCTACAAATTTTAGTGAATACGCCCAGCAAATAGTACAGACTGCAGAAGTAAATTTTAAGCCTCTTAAAGAAGTAGATGCTATAACTTTTCTCACCTCGTCCGATTATCAAAATGAAGACCTTTTACCTGTACAGAGAGTTATTACAAAGACTCTTTACAGATTGTGGTCATTATATCCTCCTGATAGAGATGAACAAGTTATATTAAATATATTGAGAGATGAGTGGGGTGTAACATTAGATTTAGCAAGAAAAGATCCTGTAAAGTTTTTAGTATTAATACTCGGAAGAAGATCCTCGAAATCAACGAGTATTAGCTTTATAGCTACTTATGAAGCTTATTCATTAATTTGTAAAGATAATCCTCAAGCCTATTACGGAATACGAGATCGTCATCCTATTCATATCATGCACGTTGCATCTGCTGGAGATCAAGCTGAAGATGTATTTTCTCTTACTAAAGATAATATAAGAAAAGTATCTTTTTTTAGACCTTACATCGATTTTGATAAAGATAGCGGTACGGAATTAAGATTATTTACACCTTACGATTTAAGAAAGAATGATGAAATAAGATTTAAAAATAACCAAATTACAAGAGGAGCTGGAGTACAAAAAGAATCTACTCTACCGGGATCTATTACTATAGAATCTGTAACCACATCAGCTGCAAGTCATCGTGGAAAAGCAATTAAAGCATTAATGCTTTCTGAGTTTGCTCATTTTGAAAGAGCTAAATCAGGAGGTAATAAAGATGATAACGTATTTTCTGAAAATAATAAAACAGACTATGCTATTTGGAAAGCATTTACTCCTTCAGTAAAAGATTTTAAAGATGATGGAATAGTATTAGTTGAAACATCTCCTAAAGAAAAAGGAGGAGAAGCTTACAATCAATACTGTATAGCCGGAGGTATAGAACAGGAAAATGTAGATAATATTGTAGCTGATTCTCAATACCAATTAATTCAATTATCTACCTGGCAGGCTCGTTTTACTGAATATGTTTATGAAGATTTTGAACCAGATTTTAGAAATGACCCTGTTGGAGCTAATATGGAGTATGGAGCTCATTTCGGTAATCCAGTAGGGTCTTTTATTCCAGAAGAGTGGATTGAGAGAGTACCTCAACCCATGGTTAATATTAATTTTAATAATATACATCTCCAGAAATATATTATTTCAATTGATCCTGGAGGGAAAGCAAAGAAGAAAAAAGCAGATACTTATATAGTAACATGGGGTCATGCCGAGGGAGATCTTCAAGGTCAATACGTTCAAGAAGGAGAAAAAGTAGTATATTGGATTGATGGAATAGAAGGATGGGATGCTAAAATTCAATCTCTTGGTAATGGTAAGTATGATATTATACCAGTTAATCCAAATTTAGTATTAGATTTTGTGTTAAATTTAGTAGATAGTTTAGGTAGAAATTATGTAGCAGAGATTGCATACGATCAATTTGATTCTTCTAGTCCTATTGCAACTCTTCAAGGATTAGGATTACCTGCTGTAGAAACAACATTTACTAATCCTTATAAAAGTGCTATGTACGGTAATTATTTATCAAAGTTAAGCACTAATCAAGTTAGAATGTATGGAGTGGATGAAAAAGGATGGGTTAATAGGTGGAAATTGGAAATGAAACATTTACAAAGAAAAACTCAAGGTAATGTTACATTCTATACTCATCCAACATCTGGACCTGTTCAGCACGATGATACAGTTACATCTACTTCAAATTTAGTACATCGATTGTGTTTAATTACAACTCCTACAAATAAGAGTATTCAACAAGCTCATAAACAAGGTACTACTCCTATTCAGGTTAGAAAAGGTCCGTTGCCAGTAAGAGGACCTGCATTTGGAGGTGGAAGGATAAGTTTAACAGGGTCTAGACGTTACAATTAATGTATGATATAAGTAAAATAAAAGGAGTAAATTTAGATGTCTATAAATGGTTTATTTTTACTTATGCTAATTACTGGCATTGTTTTGATAAAAATTGTAGTAGGTTGGAAAGAAAAAGCTGATTTATGGGATCAAAGAGTTGGAATAAAAAAAGATGAATTACACGTACCTAATTATCAAGAATTGATGAGTACAAAAAAATATTTACAATTTAAAGCACGTATGGATTATTTTTTTATTTCTGCATCATCTTTTATTAATTGGTGTAGTCAAAGAATATCACAAATAAAATGTTTAATAGTAGAAGAAAAGAGACAATACTAGAAATTACTTATATTTTTAGTTAATATAAGGAGAGTAATATTATGAAACACCCATCTGCTTGTAGTAAAAGTAACAATCTTAATTTACTTAATGATATTAACCCTTCTCACCGGCCGGTCGATTGTACAGAATCGCAAACTTTACTTTTTAATGATACTGAACTGGAAAATTGTACAGTAATACCTAAAAGTGTATATGAAATATATGATGAATGGGATAGGTATTTTAAACCTATAATAGGTGAATCATCAAGTAGAGAAAGAAGATTACAAATGCAAATTAGTTAATGTATAATAAATTGTAAAATATAAATAATATAAAGGAGATTTTATGAAAGAGAAATCTTTAACAGGAGCTGTTGTGCGTGTTAAAATGAGAGAATTAAAAGCATTGAGTGATAAACATGGCTGGAATAATTATAATATGTATAAGCAATTTCAATTAACTAAAGGTAAGAAACATGATTTAATTTTAACTCTTGGAGAAAAGGGAAACAGTTCAGTATTTTCACCAGCAAGTCATAGAGGAGAAGGGGTTTATTATCAAGTTGATCTTGGAAGAAAATTAGGTGTGGTATATGATTCTTGGTATATACCAACATCGGTATTTGTGGTGAAAAAAGAGAGAAAATAAAAGGTATAAATTGACTAATCGATTAAAAACTCTTCAGGTTCAAAAGTCTCAACTAGAATTAGAAATAGCAAACATAAATAAAGAGCTTAAAGAATTAAGTATTGTGAAGTTAGAAAAAGTAAATAAAGTAAAAAGTATACAAAAAGAAATAATTGAAATTACTGCTGATATTACTATATCAGAGCATGCTGTATTAAGATTTTTAGAAAGAGTAAGAGGTGAAGATTTAGAAAGTATTAAACAGCAAATATTAAGTGAAGATTTAAAAAAACAAATTCAAGTATTAGGTGATGGCACCTATCCTGTTAAAGATTTTAAAGTATTAGTGAGAAACAATATTATTGTTACGGTAACAACGAACGGTACAGAAATTAACAGTAAATATAAGGTGCATAATGAAGAGTGTTAATGAAGTAATTCAAGATACTTTGAAAAATTTATACCAACCTAATCTCGATTCTGAAGTAAGCCAAATCAGTACAGCACAGCATATAGTAGACAATTTACAAAAAGAAGGTTATGTAATATTACGAAAACAAAACTTTTTACAGTATTATTGTAGTAATGAAGTTAAAAATAGTTTAAATCCCCTTCCTGACAACTACCAAATAGACAATTAATATTTATTTTAAATTTAAATTAAATAGAGATACAATAAAGATTTACATATGTATCGTTTATGTAATGTATAATATTAGTATGTCAACAAACAAAGGAGTAAACAATATGGGAGCAGTAGAACAAGAAGTACCGGAAAAAGTAGAAACTGAACAATCGGTAGTAACTGAAGAAAGATCACAAAGTGCAGAATCAGAAGTATCTTCTGTTAAAGAAAAAGAAGAGGTAAAAGAGTAACAATGACAGGTCAGCAAGTTATTGATACTGTTATTAAAGCTAATTCTTATTTGGATGTATTTTCTAATATAGAAGATTGGAAAAATGATTTTAATTCTTTTATACAGATGATACATCCAGATAAATGTCATCTTCAACATGCGCAATATGCTTCAGCTAAATTATTAGAATTTAGAAAGGCATTAGAAAACGGTGTTGACTTTAATGATGATGCAGGATTAGTAACTTACTTTCCGAAGTGTTGTATTTTTAAAGGAAAAGAAGACTTATTAAAACTTTCATTAAAAAATTATAATAAACTTATATCTTTCAATAATAAAAAAGATTTACATTTTCATAAATATTTACCTAACTCGTTAGAGTTAAAAAATAAGCAGTTGGTAACAAATTTTGAAGAAAGAGCTCTTCCTTTATCATCTATTAAAAAATTACCTCAAGAACATGTTAATTGGGTGTTAAGTCGATTACTTGAAATATCAACTTGGTTTGACAGTCACCAAATTTATCATGGAGGTATTAATTTAGATTCTATTTTTATTGTACCTAAAACTCACGGAATCATTGTAACATCTTTTTATCATTTAACTGAAATAGATAAAATAGTAAAGACTATATCTGGAAAGTATAAACTATTTTACCCTAATGTTTTGTTTACCACAAAAAAAGCTTCTTCTTTTATTGATATTGAATTGTCAAAAAGAGTAGCTGCTTATTTATTAGGAGATGTATCTGGTAATGGAGCAGGTTTAAGAAAAATATGCAATGAAGATTTTATTAATTTTTTGTTGAAGTATGATGTAAGGTCATCATTTGATATTTTCAAAGATTATAGAGAATTGTTAAAAAGAAATTTTGAAACAAAATTTTATCACTTAAATATATAAGGAGAATTAATTATGGGTAGTACAAGTTGGTCAAGTAGTGCATATGACAGTTTTAAATCAAGTTATAAGTCAAAAAGTACTGATGATATTTTTACACATAACAAAACAAAAGACATTTCTTCTGAAATGGATCCTAAAGGTTTAAAATTTAGAGAAGCTAGAGATAGCGATACACATCCTCAAACTGTAGCAATAGGTATTTTCTTAGATGAAACTGGAAGTATGGGAGCAATACCTGAAATGATTGTTAGAGAAAAGTTACGTAATTTAATGGAAACTTTAATCACGCACGGCATTAAGGATGCTGCAGTATTATTTGGAGGTATTGGAGACCATATAGGACCTGATCAATACCCTCTTCAAGTAGGTCAATTTGAATCAGGTACGGAAGAGTTAAACAAATGGCTTACCGATATTTACTTAGAAGGAATGGGCGGTGGTCAAAATAGAGAATCTTATTTGCTTGCATGGTTAATTGCAGGGCGTCACACATCGATTGATTGCTTTGAAAAAAGAGGTCAGAAAGGTTTTCTATTTACAATAGGCGATGAAGCTAGTTGGAATAAAATAAAAGCAAGTAGATTACAACAATTGTTAGGTTATTCTCAAGCTGAAGATGTAACAGATGTTCAATTACTTGCTGAAGCTCAGCGTATGTATCACGTTTTTCACATTCACATTCAAGAAGGTAGTTACAAAAACGATCCTCAAATATTAAAATACTGGAAAGATTTACTTAAAGAGAGATTAATTGTATTGGAAGATTATACCAAGATTTCTGAAGTGATTGCGTCAACCGTAGCTGTTATTTCAGGAGCTGATATGGAAAAAGTACTTGATTCTTTTGATAGTAAGACTTCTCTTGTAGTACGTAATTCAATTGTTAACGCTATTAAAGTTGAAAATGGAGCAGTTGAGGGTATTATAAATCTATAAAAATTATGTTAAAGGAAAATAATGAAAATATCTATCGTATTGGGAGCAGGTTTTGGAGATGAAGGTAAGGGACGTACAGTTTCTTACCTTGTGTCTCAATCAAAAAAACCTCTTGTAATTAGATTTAGTGGGGGTCACCAAGCTGGTCATACCGTATTTGTTAACAATAAACAACATATTTTTTCTCATTTTGGATCAGGTACTCTTCAAAATGCTCCTACTTATTGGAGTAAGTTTTGTACAACTTACCCGATAGGGTTAGTAAATGAGTGGACGGCTTTAAAAGATCAAGGAATAAATTCTTCCATTTTTATTGATCCTCTATCACCCGTTACAACTCCTTTTGATGTTTACGCTAATCGGTATGTAAATGCAAATAACCAACACGGGACTTGCGGTGCAGGTTTTGGCACAACAATTGAAAGACAAGAAAATCATTACAAATTGCAGTTTATAGATTTATTTTATCATAGTGTATTAGAAGCTAAACTAAAAAATATTGAAGATTATTATAAAGCTAAAGGGTGGGTTTTTTCTAATGAACCTGATTTCAAAAATCGCATGAAATGCTTTTTTGATAGTGTTGATATTATTAATCATTATGATATAGGAAACATTCAAGACTTTCAGTTTAATGATTTTGATCATGTCATCTTTGAAGGTTCTCAAGGGCTTCTTTTAGATAAAGATATAGGATTCTTTCCTAATGTAACAAGGTCAAATACAACAAGTGAAAATGCATTAGCATTAATAGATGAGCTTTTTAATACAGTAGAAAAGGATATTACTACTTTTTTTGTTACTAGATGTTACCAAACACGTCACGGTAATGGTTATATGTCGGATGAGAGGTTTTTAGACTTAAAAAATATTGAAAATGAAACTAATATTTTAAATAGTTACCAAGGAAAGTTCAGAACAGGTTATTTAGATTTAAGTTTACTTAGGTATGCTATTTATAGAGAAACTTTAAACAATCCAAAAGGAATTAAATATTGTTTAGTAGTAACATGCATTGATCAACTATTAAATTCTACTTTTACAGTAAAGGATGGTGGTAAATTAAGAGTTATTGGTTTGAATGATTTTCGTTTAATTATATCTAATGTATTGTTTTCATATGGAAGAGCAACAGATAAAATAGATATTATTGCATACACGGAAGGAAGTAAATTTTAAGTAAATTAGAGGTGACAGTAGTGGGAGAAACAAGTAGAGATTATTATTTGAAAATTGCTGCTCAAATGTGGCATGGATCTTCATATGAACAAGTATTAACACTATTTAGGGAAAGAAAACCACATTATACAAATAATAATTTAGATGTTTTAATTTTACCTGCTGAGTTAGTTCATATTTTAGATGATACAGCTCAATTACTTCGTCAAGTTGATGGAGTGTTAAGATCTAGACAAGCGATAGCGAACATTGTAATGAATTATAAATTAAATAAAAAGGCGTAATTTGAAACATATTGAATTGACAAAAGATACTTTATGTAAAATTTATGACATTTTAGTAACTGAGTGTAACGTAGATGAGAGTATGAAAGAATCTTTTGTATTTCACCATCTTAAAAAAGACTACCCTAATGAGTGGAGAATTTGTGGAAAGCTAGGGTATGGAGGAAAGATTTGGAGGCGAGAAATAAACTTTGCAAATCGTGTTGAAATGTATATTTCATGTTATGGGGAAGATGAAACAGAAGAAAGATTAAAACTTATAAGTAAAGTAAATAAAAGGATTGCTAAATTATTAGGAACAATTTAGTATGTTACAAAAAGACAAGAATAGAATTATTGATATTGCTTTTATTATAAAGGATTTTCAAACAGAAATTGAAAGACTTAGAGATTCTGAGAAAGTAAAAGCTTGTAATATTAATACATCTCAAGCAGAGTATACTCAAGCAGGTGAAAAATTTGATTTTAGAGGAAAGGATTTAGAGGAAGTGTATACTAAGATGAGTGAAATGTATCATCTATTAATTGATATAGGAAGTTAGAATGAAAACTAAATGTTATTGTATATTTTGTGTACATCACCCTCTTCACGACAAACAAAAAGAGTTTAAAGAGATTACGACTGGATACAAACCGGGCTTCATGGTAAAATCTGAATTTGATGATCAAGGAATAGAGGTAGAGTGTTTACGGCCTGTTTCAGATGCTTTTTATGAATTAGGAAGAGAATCAGAAGATTTTAAATGGGAAGTTACAGCTTACGGAGATGGATGTGCAATTACCGGAGTTAAAGGGATAGGTTATACAATATGGGCAAATTGTAAAAATGAAAAACACGAAGAAATTTAAAGATTTTTTTGAAGCTTGGTATTTTTTAGAAGAACACTCTTATTATAGACATCCGAAATACCATAATAGTTTTTTTCAAAGAAGTTTAGATATTGAAGTTGTTAAAGTCAATCCAAAGACAGAATGCATTGATGATAATGAACAATTAAATATCGTGACAAGGATATGGTTAGAAAGTGGTATTAATTGGATTAACAAAGAAACTTACGAATCTACTCATGATTGGAAATTAGATTGTGGAGGTAAAACATTTGAAGAAGCAATTATTAACTTAGCTAATTTAGTGTTAAAACATTATGGAAAGTCTAAAACGTAAAGTAACAGCAGTTTGTCTGTTTACAATGTTTGAAAACTAAATTGTAGAGCGATGTGAAAAAGTTTATTGAAGAAAAGAAAAAATAATAAAATATTAAAATTAAGAACGGCTTTATAAAGAAATTGCAATTGTACGATGTAAACAGAAGGAAAATAGAAAAATGACAATAGTAAAAGCATTAATGAGTGATGAATATAATTTGATATTATCTACCGGACACAAATGGTTGGTATATGATACTCAATTTAATATGTGGGTAGTTTATGAACAAGTGAGACGCAAAGTTGTGAAGATAATCGAGACAGAAATAGAAGATGAAGCAGTAGCAGAACTAATTAAATAATTTTGTCCGCACGAATTGCTTGTTTTATGCTTTTGCGGACGTAAATAAAAGGAGAAATAAAACGACACTAGAGAGATTTGAAGAAATATTTGACAACACAGAAAGCGACCACAAACGACAAAGTAAGATATTTAAGGGACTTGAAATAATAAGAAAATATTTACCAGATGCTGATATTGAAGCTGCTGAACACGATATTATTTATGCGGCTGATGTAGATGAATTAATAGAGGCGGGCATAACAGAAGATGATGTAAAAGAACTGGCTAAATTAACTTGGCATATTGATGAGGATGCTTTGGCGCACTTTGCGTGATAGTTTGCAATAAACATAACATAAACTTGAGGTCTTTTTGATTTGCTGATTAAACCGTGAGAAGTGAACATGGATAATATTATGAATTATGGACTAACATTTTATTGTGTGTTAGGGAAATGGAGTAAACCAAAAATACAGTGGATGAAAGCAACGAGAAGTTTGAGAATATGTTTAGGATTTGTTGCCATAAAAATTGGGTTGTATGATTTAGAAAGATGGGAAAAGAAAGTTTTAATTGCATATATAAAAACAACTGATAGCGACGAGTCGGTTTAACAAATTAATGGAGTGAAAATGTTTAGCAAGATTGAAAGATTAAAAAGAAAAGCTAAAAAGTATTACCAAGAATACAACCGAATACTTGATGGAATGGATTGCGGAGTAACATTAGCGTTGCAAATATCTTCCCGGTTGAGCATAGCGAAAACTAATTTCAACAATACTTTAGATGAATTGGCAAAGATCGATCCGCAATGTACCACGAAGAGACTATGATAGTCAAAAACATGCATAACTGATCAGCGATTAAACGCACCGGGCATAAAAAGAGAGATTAAAAGTATAATTAACATATTAAACAATAAAATAGCCGCACAAAAGATAGGTGCCGTTCTTGATTATGTAGTTAGTTTTTGAGGAGCGAAAATATGCAATTACATCCAGCAACATTAATTCTATTGGATAAAGAGGATATTATAGATGCTATTAAACAAGCAATTTATAAAGAATATCCAGAGTTTAGATCAACATACAATATTATCATTGATACGAAATTGGAAAGAGTAGAAGTAAGAGCAATTTGTTATACGCCCGTTAAAAAGGCAAATGATAGCGACGAGTAAAACTAACAGAGTTGGTTTTAAAGGGTTTTACGGAATAAACACTAAAATAAAATTGAGGTAAAAATGTTAAAATGTAATAACAAATTTTGCTATAATAATTCAATAGCTGGATGTTCACTTGAGTTTGAAACACAAACTGATTGCGATACATATAATGACTATAATGAAAGCAACCTTGTTAAAACCGAGTTAGCCAAGCCGCTTCTCGGGCGGTGCAAGCCGCCGAAAATTTAGAACAAAAGATTAAAGAGTTTGCAGACATACGCGGATTAAAGTGTTCAAAAACTTTGAAAAGTTCCTGGAGGGGTTAATATGATACATGACTTAAAGAAAATAATATTTTTAGACATTGATGGAGTTTTAAATTGTGAAATAGATGCTATTCAAAACGAATTTGAAGATATTTCTAAAAGATGTGTTAAGATGTTAAATACGATTATTAAAGAGACAGATGCAAAGGTTGTAATATCTTCTGTTTGGAGAAATAATAGAACAGTAGACCAATTACAAGAACTTTTAGAAAAATATGGATTCGAAGGTGAAGTAGTAAGTAAAACTCCCCATCTAGGTCAAGGAAGTTTAAGAGGTAATGAAATTAGATGGTGGATTGAAACAAATATACCTTATGAGGAACAAAACAATTTTAAATACGTAATACTTGATGATGACAGTGACATGTTATTATGGCAAAAAGATAATTTTTTATGTGTAGATGGGTATTGTGGAATTACACCTAAAATAGTGTATAAAGCTTGCTGGATTTTGAAAGGTAAAATAGGAGTTTAATTTAAAGATAATTAATGTATAGTATATATAGGAAATTATAAAACAAAGATTTTAAAGGTATATAATATGTTTTGTAATCATAAATACAGTAAGGTTGAAGGTAATTATCAATATTGTACAAAATGTGGAAAAGCAATTGCAGCACCTAAAGTAGAATGTAATCATAGTTGGGAGGAATACGGTGTATATGAAAAACATAGTGGAACAACAGGTTATCTTACAGGTTACATTATCGTTAATAAATGCAATAAATGCAGAACTTTTGAAAAATTTGAAATATCAGTATACAAGTAATTACATTTAAAATGCAATTATTTAATTAGGAGATAAAAATTATGTTTTTTAAGTCTATTACATTATCAAGTAAGCATTGGTCAGTTAAATTATTAAAATATGTATTTCCAAGCCTTCCACGTTTTTATAATTTCTGCCCTCATTTTTGGTTAGCCAATCTTGCTTTAATCATACTTCCATTTTTGCTTTTATGGAAAGGCACAGTTTGGAGTTTTGTGAAGTTAGTAAAACCTCTTGTAAAATTATTATCTGAATGGTTTGATGAATGGGATAGTGTTCAACAAGAAAAACATGCAACTAAAGTATTAAGTACACTATCTAAAGAAGAGTTAAATATACTTGCCTATGCTTACGATTTGGGACTTTACAATTATCATCGTAAACGGCTAAACCGTTACTTTTTTGAAGATATAGATAAACGTGTAGCAAAACATCTTACAAAAGCTTTTAATATACTAATACGTTCTAGTATAGGCGTCACGTCTTTAAGACATGTAATAATCCAATCAAATTATAATTCTAATTCTATGGAAGAAATATATAATAAATATTTTAACGATAATAAAAAGACATACGTTCCTCCTAAAGAAATTATACATGTAAAAAAGAGATCTTGGTACCCGACAGCAATAAAGATATCTAAAGTATTAGTTAGTCTTCTTTGCATACCTGCATTGTATGCTATATATAAATTAATTTATTTATTTGGTTTATTTATTGGATGGGTATGGTATTGGATAACGTATGCTTTTTATAATTGGGATTGGGCTGCAATAGGACAAGCAGCATTATATATACTTATATTTGTAGCTACGCTTTTTATTATCAAATTCTTTAGTAAAAGATTTTCAGGCAGCTTAGTACTCACTGATTGGTTATGTAAAATATTACTTAAAATTGGAAATATGTTTGTAATAATTGGAAGAGGTTTAGCTTGGATAGGTAGAGGAATTAGATCAGTTTTTTCATTTTTCTGGGAAGCAATTAAATCATTCAAAGCTGATAACTGTCCTGAAATTATTTGGAAAGATTAAAATGGTAAAAGCAAAAAAAGAGACATACGAACTTAGATTAATTACATTTAAAAGAGGTTTACAACGGATGTTCTCTATTGTTGAAGTATATTTTAATAAAAAAAGACAGCCTGAATGCGGTGTTCTTGAACCTGTATTTTTGTGTCATCGTAAATTACCCCAACTTAAAAATAAAGTTAGTACACTTATGGAAGTTTTTAATAAACCAATTCTAGATTTTGATAATAATTTAAAGACATACCGTGAGCAAAAAAGACGTAAAAAGAACGAGTGTGCTTGTAAATCCAGACCATATTAATTTAGTTATAGCAGCTTTACTTTTTAACGGTTCTGCAGATTTATGTGTTGCTTGGAAAGAAGAAGATTATATAAAACTGGTTGATATTGCTGAAGACATAATTAAAGTAGTCAGGTTAAACAGTAAAACAATTGATTTATCTTTTCTTAGTTTTTGCGGTTCAAAGTTTGACTACAATTTTGAAAATCCTAATATGGTAAAAAGAGTTAAAAAGTTAATTAAATTAGCAGAAGGAAAATAAGATGGACGGAACACCTTTAGAACAAGCATTAATGAATAAATTACAAGTTACAATTACTTACACAAAAGAAAAGACAGGTGAAGTAAAAATTCATACTGGAGGTATTACTAAGATAGGTGTAAACAAAGCCGGTAAACCCGCTCTTTGGCTATGGGATACTTCTCTTCAAGATAATATACGTCAAATGTTGTTATCAAATATAAATAGTTTTCAAGTTTTAGATACTCCATTTGTAGTACCTAATGGATGGCCTCTTGAATTAAACGGGCAGATAATTGGATATTAAATAAATAAATTAAGATGGAAACAAGAAATTGAGTAAAAATTATTGGATTATAGCAGATTCTCACTGGGGGCATTCTAATATAATTAATCTTTGTGATCGTCCTTTTCACGATGTTAAAATGATGAATGATTATATGTTAATGAGATGGAATCAAGTAGTAAAAGAAAGAGATATTGTTTACCATTTAGGAGATATGTTTTGGACTGAAAAAACAGCTTTAGAAATATTACCTCAATTGAAAGGAGAAATTCATTTAATACTAGGCAACCACGATAGAAATTGGAAAAGAGTATATAATAGGCTACAAAGAAGTCCATTAAATCCACTTTCAAATTTAATTATAGAAGAAAGAGATATTGTAACGATTTCGGAGCCAATTAAGGCCATACTTTGTCATTATCCTTTATTATCCTGGAATGGAGCTGCTCATGGAGTGTTACATTTTGCAGGACACACTCACGAAAAGTGTAAGAGTGAAGGACAGAGAGTTAATATTTGTGTTGAAAATATTGATTATACACCTATAAATTTAAATACATTAATTGGATACGAACAGCAAGTAAAAGATTACTATAATATTTTAGATCTAATTAAAGCTATACAGGAGAAAAATGGGTAATAGACGAAAACTTATTATTTATATAAGTGGAGCCTATTACGGGAATGATAATGGAAAGATTATTAAAAGTAATAGTCAACTTGCAAGAGAATGTGCTATAGAATTGTAGGAAAAGGGATTTACGGTTATTTGTCCTCATTTGAATACTTCTCATATGGAAAAAGATTGTAAAATTAGATATAAGGATTATGTAGAGGGAGATTGTGAAATACTTAAAAGATGTGATTGTGTGTTTATGCTTCCTAATTGGAAAAATTCAAGAGGATCTTGTTTAGAGAAAGAAGCTGTAGAGAGTGAAAAAATATACGTTGTTTATACAATGTAAGAATTAGAGGATTTGTATGTTTGAATATTTTGTAAGTTACCCACTTAATTATTTAAGTACAGTTCACAATGTTGTAAATGCTTTTATAACTTTAGATTTTGAAGTAAGAACACATGGGGACGTTTTAAAATTAGAAGAGTTGTTAATAGAATAAAAGAGTGATTGTGTATCTGTAATTACTCTTATTAGTTTTCAAAAATTAAAAGGTTAAAATGAAAAAGGTGTTAATAATTGGACCTTCAGGTAATTCAAAAGAATACGAAGTCGACGGATTTGAATTAAGTTCAAGTAAATATGAGGGGTATGAATTAGTTTTAATACTGTTAAAAGAACAAGAAGAAGAAAATTTAGCTACTACAATACCTATTACTGCTACAGAAGTTACATTTGAACTTGTACCTCAACCTTCTAAAAAAGGTATTATTAATGATGTAAAGGAATCTTTTTCTGAACCTTTACGAAATCTAACTCAATCTGATATGTTAGTACAATTAAGAGAGAGTAGAGAGATTGTCTTTTTAGATTCAAAAGTTTCTTTAAACGTTACAGGCAAGGCTACAATAAGCACACTAAAATACAGTTTAGACAGAGATGGTTTAAATGAAGCCATCCAAGAATTAATAGATAAAGAAAAAATTCTTACACAGACATACCAAATGCAAATACTAAAAGAAGCATTAGTTGTGTACAACGCAACAGAAGATAAATTTTATATAAGAGAAGAGGTTAATTGTGGACACACAGAAGTCACTAAAGTTTAGTGATATAGATATTCACTCAGATATCGACAAGAAAGTTGAAGGTGAGGTAGATATAGTGAAAGAAGATTCAATAGAAAAGAAAGCAGATCTTTATCAAAGAGAATTGTTTACTATTATTCCGGAAGATCACGACCCTTCTTTAGGTATTTTTCCTGGCGATCAGCAATTATCTAATCGATACGTATTATTATGGAATAGTATAAAAACTATTACACCCTCAATCATCGATAAAGGTTATAAAATACTTAAAATAAAAATAGCTTCAGAATCAATAATTACCAACGAGTTGCGAAATTTAGGAGGAGGAGTGTATGCTTTAAAATACATATCTAATACTCTTCCTTTTGAAGAAGTTAAAAGTATAAATTATACAGAATAAAGGTGAATAGTAAATGAAAGTCAATAATCAACAGCGTAAATTAATTAAGCAAAGAATGTTAGAAAAGGGTATACAAAATTGGTTATTTCAAGAAATAAAGAAACAAGACGTATTCCACGACTTTGCATCAAAGTTTTTTGAAACATATGAAAGAACAAATTTTTCTATTGAAAATCCTAATTATATAATATCTAAATATAGTATTAATTAAAACAAGAGGTAAAGTGAAGATCACTGGTAATGTAGCTGATGTGGAACTTGTCAATCTTAAATTGAGCAATCTTAAAGGACAAGAAAGTAGGTGTAGTGAATGTTTAGAACCTTTTGATGTAGGAGATAAAATTATTGTAATATCTGATGGAATAGTTAATTCTAATGGAGATATTGAACTGTCAGAGGTAATGCATTTTGTAAAAACAAAAGCAATTAGAGACTTTTTAACTAGGTATATAGATTTACTTGAAAAATCTACAAATAAACCTACCGATGAAATTGTAAAAGTACAGCCAGATAACTAAATATTTACAATATTCATTAAAAATATGATTGAAATTGAGCAATCCTTTAAGCTACCAAGAGTTTCCAGAGAGTGTAAAGCAATTTGTATCTTACTGTTTTAAAGATTGTCTATCTAAGTATTCTTTGTTAGATAATAAATTACAAGCACTTTACATTTCATTTGAACCTCGTCCCTTACAATACCCAGATTATGTTAAAGCAGAGCTTATTTTACCTAACAAAATAGCTTATTTCGATAAAGGAAATATTAGGTGGGATGGTATTATGCATGAAATTACTCATTTAATTCAGTATCACCTAAACGGAAAAGAAGAAAATATACCCTATCTTTCTAATTATAGCAAGGTTGCATCGTTTAATTTTGAGAATTATCAAAAAGATGAATCTGAAGTACATGCTTTTAAAATACAAGCAGCTTTTGTGGAATATAGAAAACAAAGATTAAATTGGAATAGTATTAAAGTAAGTAATTCATCTTTAAATAATCAAACTACTTATTACATATATGATGCTAAAACTGGAATATTTATAAAAGAAGTTTATAGTTTAGAAGAAATCAGTCAGTTATATGGAATTTCTCCAGCATTTTCTAAACGTGCTATTGAGAACAACTGGGCTATGAAAGGTGTTTATATTTTAGATGCAAGTAAGGAAAAAAAGAAAAGATTACGTATACCTAATCGCCAAGAAAGAGAATCAGAGATAAGAGGAGTAAAGATAATAGGAACAAATCCCGAAACAGGAACTGAATATTCTTTTAATTCTGTAAGTGAAGCTGCAAGAGAATTACATATTAATAGACTTAGTATAATTCATGTATTAAAAGAAAGACAGGGTACTGCAGGGGGAATGAAGTGGAGGTATGCAGAGAATTCTAAAAAAGAAATAAACAAGAATCAATGGCTTAATAAAACATTTGTATTAAATGATTCTACTAAATTAGAAGTAGTTGATGTGAACGATGCACAGGAACCTATTTTTGTGTTGCGAGATGTCAACACTAAAAAGTTATTTAGATATAATGAAAGTTCGTTAAGAGAAAATATTCTAAAAGGTATGTTAGTTGAAATTTCTCAAAATAAACTCTCTTGGCAAGTAGAGACTAACGAATTTTACGAATTAGAAAGATTACTCAATAATAAACATTACTCTTATCATTTAGAAGGAAATACATTTATTATTGATCATGAAGGATATGTATATCTTTATTCTCTTACATCTCTACCAGATAACATACAATTTAATAACAGAGGATATGTAGATCTTAATTCTCTTACATCTCTTCCAGATAACATACAATTTAATAATGAAGGAAATGTATATCTTTATTCTCTTACATCTCTACCAGATAATACACAATTTAATAACAGAGGAAATGTATATCTTAATTCTCTTACATCTCTACCAGATAACATACAATTTAATAATGAAGGAAATGTAGATCTTCGTTCTCTTAAATCTCTACCAGATAACATACAATTTAATAACAGAGGAAATGTATATCTTGATTCTCTTACATCTTTACCAGATAACATACAATTTAATAACAGAGGAAATGTATATCTTGATTCTCTTACATCTTTACCAGATAACAAATACGATATATTTAAAAACGGTGGAGGAATAGTTTATTACAATAATTATACTTCTCAATTTAACCCTAAAGATAGAAAGAAATTAAGTTGGCAAGATGTAGAAGATTTAACTGGATGGATGGTTAGATTGGAAAATACTTTTTACGGGACTTTATACGGTATAGTATTATTAGATCTTCCGGGTGAATTGGAAGCTATGTGGAGAAGTTCTGAAGGGGGAGCTAAAGAAGTATACTATTACCATAAAAATAATACCGCTTTTTTAACAAAGAGATATGATAAAAGACATATTGATATTTTTCCTCTTTATAAAGTAGAAGAAACTAAGTTATCTTGGCAAACACCTCAAACATGGAAGGATTTTGAAGGGTGGTTAGTAAAAGAAAATGTTGAAAACACTCGAATACCTTATGCTGTGATAAAAAAAGTAGCTATTTCTGAAATAAATCAAAATTATGTATTTGTAGAAGCATTTTTTGCTCAAACGGCAGAAGATGCAGTGCGTTATTATCAACAAACAACAGATTCTTTTGTGTACCCTTTTACAAATTTAGATATTAATAGATTTACACCCATTCGTTACATAGGTAACCAAAATGAACAATAGTCAAGTCCAACAAATTTTACAATACTTAAAACAAAAACAAGGTCGACCTATATATTTATCTGATCTTGCAACAGATTTGAGTATTACTGAAGATATAACTCCTTTAATTACAGCAGGTTATATTTATCCTTACAATCAAGGATTATTTTTAACTCAATTAGGAGAACAATTTTTAAAAAGTAAAAATGTTTCGGATTATTATAATAACATACGAAAGTTTCATGCAGGAATACATCCTAAGAATAGGGAATTAACAGAAAATGCAAATATTCAAGATCAATGGTTAAAACATTTTTTAACAGCTCTTCAACAGTTTAAAATTAACCATCCTGAATTACAAGATTTATTTGCTATACTAGGAGTTAAAGCTGAAGAAGATATAGGTACGTGGCACGATGCTAAGGAATTTATTAAAGATGCTCAAGCAATTTTTAATAAATGGAATTTTGGGGAGTTTAAAAATCTTGCATATACAAAAGAAAAAGGAGTTTATACCGTACCTGAAGCATTGAATTCAGTTGAGCATGCTATAGCTGAATCAATGACAAGATTGGAACAATATTCAAAGCGACATAAGAATTTGTTTAGAGATTCAAGTCGTTACAGACAAGTATATGATGAAGTAGAAAGTCTTGTTTATAACTTAGATCAGAAATTTGAAGAGCAATTGAAAATAAATTTAGCTAATTATAAAATAGGTTCTGTAATTGATATTAATTTATTAGAAACAGAATCTCTTCATGCAATTACTCTCTCAAGAGGTTATAGTAAAAGTGATATAGATTTTGTTAAAATAACGTTATCTAAATTAGGTAATCAATTAATCGAAAAAGCTCGGACAGTTCTTCCTGACATCTTTTTTAGTAATGAAGATTCTCAATCTGTTTTTACACGTTTATTTGAAATGATGCATCAAAGAAACGGTACGTTAGCCTATCAAAATTTTAAAGCATCTGCTTCCCACACACCTCTTGGAAATGGTGTGTTTGCATTATTATTTAACGGTCAAGATTACAGTACCGGAACATCTTTTTTTTACAGATGTAATTTTGATGATTTAACAATTATTAATTGTAATTTTAGTAATACTAATTTAAGTGATACAAGCTGGACAAATGCAAAAATTAGCAATTGTAATTTTGAAGGAGCAAATTTAACAAACGCTGAAATGGGTGATGTAGAATTATTTGATAATAACAATGTTACGGGAGTTAATTTTACTAATGCATGGGTATCGAGAAAAATTCTGCAAAGTGCACCGGACATTCAAGGTGCAAGAACTAACGGAATGGTTTCTATTACAAAAGATGACATGAAAGCTAAAGGATATAGAGGAAAAGAAAGTTTTGATCACGAGTATATAAGTACCAAACAAAAAGTACCTGGCTATACAATGAATGCTCCAGGAGATGAATGGAATAATTTAATATTTGCTACTGATAAAGCTAATGAATTTCCATCTGATCTATTTAAGCTTTCAATTATCATGGAGGTAGCTTAAATTATAAAGGTAAAAGTAAAAATGATAAAATATTAGGATGGATTGGAGGTAAGTGGAGGAAAGATAAAGGAATACTTTATGTTACTGAAATGCAGTCAGATTTATTACAAAATACAAGAAGAGTCAGAAATAAGGATGATTACAATCAAAAGAATTGGACTAGGACTAAATTTAATAAAGACTGGCCTGCATTGGCTTCTAAACTTGAAAATAGATTTGACGGGTGGCAGAAAGTATTTTTTAATAATGCTTTACGAGAAGCTCAGCGTAGAAATGCAAGTTATGTTTACGTACCTACATCAGTTTACTATGAAGAGAAACATTCAAATGCTCCTTTTAAGTATTATGATGCAATAGTTCAAAACTACCCCCACACAACCACTTCAGACGGTAACTGGAATGTTATTGATATGAAAGATTCAGGACAGATGTTAATAGCCGCAATGGAGGATAGTCTCGATAAATTTGCAAATTTAGTTGCATTAAGTTTAGACTATCACACCTGGAAAATTTATATAGAAACTTACATTAAAAAGTTCGTAGAAGATCAGGAACAATTAACGAAAGGGTTAGAAAGTAAAGAAGAATTAGCAAAAGACGCTTACAAGTTTATGTTAGAAGCTATTCCTCAGAATGTTCAAAATGATTCAGATTTTAAAGATATTTTAGAGGCTGCGGTTGAAGAATTAGAAGATGACGGATATGGAAATATTTTAGAAGAAGCACAATTTAAAACTCCCACTCAAAATCCTCTTGAAACCCTTAATTTTGGAAACCGTCCAGATGAAGATGATGAAGGAGCTGTACATATAGATCCTTCAGGTCAGCCCATGGAGCCTGAAAAATTACAAGAAGGACACGGAGAAGAAATTTATAACCCTCTTCGTTCTCTTGATTTTAATCGAAAAGATTACGAAGTAGAAAAACAAAGTATGGTTAATAAATATTTAGATGAATTAAGTCAAGCTAAAAGAGGTGGAGATCAAAATAAAGTTAATAGTATTAAGAAGAAATTAGATGAATTAATTAGTTTATCGAGTCTTTCGTTTAAAAAAGAAAGCTGGCAAGTAGAGACTAACGAATTTTACGAATTAGAAAGATTACTCAATAATAAACATTACTCTTATCATCTAGAAGGAAATACATTTATTATTGATCATGAAGGATATGTATATCTTAATTCTCTTACATCTCTTCCAGATAACATACAATTTAATAATGAAGGATATGTAGATCTTTATTCTCTTACATCTCTTCCAGATAACATACAATTTAATAATGAAGGATATGTAGATCTTTATTCTCTTACATCTCTTCCAGATAACATACAATTTAATAATGAAGGATATGTATATCTTCGTTCTCTTACATCTCTACCTAATAATGTACAATTTAATAACAGAGGATATGTAGATCTTTATTCTCTTACATCTCTACCTAATAACAAATATGATATATTTAAAAACGGTGGAGTAGTTTTTTATAATCACCATAACTCTCAATTTAATCCTAAAGATAGAGAAAAATTGAGTTGGAAAGAAGTTGAAGATGCGATTCCTAACGTGTGGAGTAGAGGCTGTAAGTTTTCTTCTCCTCTTGATTGGCGTTCAGGAAAAGATTCATGGAAGAATTTGGAATTTAATTATGACCCTTCTCGAGGACAGCAAATTCATCAATATGAACCTACACACGATGAAGAACAAGGTAATGGTGCTCTTAATTCACTTGACTTACAAGATTTATACTATGCAGATAATTTTAAAGAACCCATTACAATAGATAAAAAAGATAAAGAAATAGAATCTCTAGACTGGACTACTCGAAATAATTTACAATTTGGAATTTAATTATGTATTGGGCTGAAATTACAGATTACACAGGTTGGATGGTAAAATTAGAACATTCTGGTACATCATTAGCACCTTGGGATACTATGTATGGAATAGTCACATATCAATATCCGGAAAGCGATTCTATTTATTTATTTGATGGATGGTTTTACTATCATGAAGAAGATGTATTAGAAAGGTATGATCCAACACGAACAGGTAATATGAGAATATGGAAAGGTTTGGTAAAAAACGTACATCCGTTATATAAAATAGATTTGAATGTTAATAAACAAGCTAATGAATTCACTTATACAGATGCTTCCGATGTAAATCAATCAGTTTTTTCTCCAGGAAAAGAGGAATTTCATACTGAAATATTTCCATTTTTAAAAGATGAATTTATTGGAGAGGACGAAGTACCTATTAAGTTTATATTAGATCCAAACAGTAAAGGGTATACTAAGATTGATGAACCTCAGGGAACAGCTTATAATGGAATAAGAGCTTCATTAGATAAACTCTCTTGGCAAGTAGAGACTAACGAATTTTACGAATTAGAAAGATTACTCAATAATAAACATTACTCTTATCATCTAGAAGGAAATACATTTATTATTGATCATGGAGGAAATGTAAATCTTGATTCTCTTACATCTCTACCAGATAACATACAATTTAATAATAGAGGATATGTATATCTTGATTCTCTTACATCTTTACCTAATAACATACAATTTAATAACAGAGGATATGTAAATCTTTATTCTCTTACCTCTCTACCTAATAATGTACAATTTAATAATAGAGGAAATGTAGATCTTAATTCTCTTACATCTCTTCCAGATAACATACAATTTAATAATGAAGGAAATGTATATCTTTATTCTCTTACATCTCTACCAGATAACATACAATTTAATAACAGAGGAAATGTATATCTTAATTCTCTTACATCTCTACCAGATAACATACAATTTAATAACAGAGGAAATGTATATCTTTATTCTCTTACATCTCTACCTAATAATGTACAATTTAATAACAGAGGATATGTATATCTTGTTTCTCTTAAATCTCTACCTAATAACAAATATGATATATTTAAAAACGATGGAGTAATTTCTTATAATCGCCATAACTCTCAATTTAATCCTAAAGATAGAAAGAAATTAAGTTGGCAAGAAATAGATAATTATGCTGGTTGGTTAGTCAAACTTAAAAACAAAAGAAATACTAATGATAAAGGTAGAGTTTTTCTTGTTTTATCTGATGTATGGAAGGAAAAAGATGAAGTTATTACAGGATGGAGAGCTCATGTATTTACTAAAGAGTATGATAGAGAGGTTACTGAAAAAGAACAAGAACAAGATGTAATTAATCAATTAAAAAATGGAGATAGTATTGCTCGATTGACTGGACAATTTTATGATAAAATCCCTATTCGAAAAGTTTTAGATTTAGATAAAATTGCTTCTAAAAAGAGTCTTTTCATATATATTAAACCGGACGAAAAGTTACCTAAAGCGCTTCAAAACGAAAAAGCTCTCCATATTACATTAGTATATTTATCTAATACAGTTGATGATAAAAGAGAAGAATGTTTAAAAGATTTACAAAAAGTACTAAAAAAATACAAAAAACCGGAATGTAATTTTACTGGTAAAGCAAATTTTAATAATACTGATAATTCTAATGTATTATTAATAAACTTTGAGAACGGTGCTGAGTTATACTCTGATATAATTAAAGTATTAAGTAAATATGTAGAAATTGATAGAGATTATAATTTCATTTCTCATATGACTATTGAAAACGATATTGATATGAAAAATGTTGAAGATTATAAATGGAAACCTGATAAAATTCATGTTGAGTTTGAAAAAGACGTACCTGCAGTTACTATTGAGTTTGAAACAGGAGAATTAGGAGAAGAAGAAAATTTAGATAAAACTTCTACTTTAAATAGTTTAAGTTGGCAAGAAAATAATCTCAATACAGTACTTTTAAAAGCAACTATAGATGATATATGGAAAGTAACAAATCCTGATAATAGTTATTACATAAGTATGGAATACACGGATTTACAAGAAGATAATAGTGTAGGAGGTGCCGGTAAGTGGACACGTACTCTTCCTGAATTATTTTTTGAAATTAAAAAATACAAAGAAGGAGAAACTTGGAATACAGGATTTAAAGTTCCAGAAAATTGGAAAGTTAAGTATGTGGGAAGGTTAGAAGATTTAGAGAAGGAATATCAAGATGTCAAAAAAAATCAAAGTACTGAAACACAAAAAGAAGCTAATTTTACATATAATCAAAAAGTATCCGAAAGCAATGAAAAAATTAAGTTAGCATGGAAAGATACAGATATTGAAATATTTGCTCCAAATACAATTTGGGCTGAAGAAGTTCAACGTTATGGAGAAAACGTATTAAGATATTGGTATGTTAAAGAAAAGTTAGGATACGGTGTCATTTTTGGTATGGATGATTATGATTTAGATATTCTCAAAAGAAAAGTTATAGGAGAAAGTCATAATGATGGTCATTTTAATTTTTATAATTCAATGGGAGATCCTAATGAATATAAATTTGTTCAAAAATGGGACCCTCTTCAAGTTAAATTAGGAAGTCGAGAAAAATTAAGTTGGCAGGAAATTTCTGAAGATTTAATCGGATGGGTGGTAGAAGTGCACGGAGGATACAGGGTAATTCTTGATAGTATTGATCGAGATTGGTATACTGTAACAGCTAAATTCTCTACCGAACAAGAAGCAAAAGAAAGATACAGTGAAGGATCATTTAGTACATTTATGTTAAATAAATCTCAAAAATTTCAACCTCTATATAAAGTTGATCTAACTAAACAAGCATCTAATGAAACAAATTTTACTGAATACAAAGATAGAAATCGAAAAATGTATGAAGAGAGATCGAAATATTACGATGACAAAGATGGAGGTAAAATCTTTTGGTCTTCTACTCAAGCTCAACAATCTCGATTTGAAACCTTAATTGGAATAGGAGATTTAACTGACAAGAAGATATTAGATGTAGGATGCGGTCATGCAGATTTACTAGATTACATAGAAAAAAAAGGAATAAAAATTCAAGAATATGTAGGTATTGACATTGTAAAAGATATCGTTGAGAAAGCAAGAGAATTACATCCAAATATGAATATTGAAATAAGAGATATACAAAAAGATCCAATAAAAGATGAAAGTTTTGATTATGTTTTTGGTAGCGGTATATTCGCTCTTAATACCGAACAATGGAATCAATACGTAATTGACATGCTACAAAAATTACTTGAAACAACTCGTATTGGTGTAGCTGTAAACTTTCTTAAAGCATCTCAATTTAATCAAAGTAGTCAGTTAAAATATAATAATGCTCAAGATGTATTAAATTTGATTAAACAAAATGTTACGGATAAAGTTATTTTAAAAGAAAATTATTTAAATGATGATTTTACTTTGTACATTTTTAAAAATCAAAATAAACTTTCTTGGCAAGTAGAGACTAACGAATTTTACGAATTAGAAAGATTACTCAATAATAAACATTACTCTTATCATTTAGAAGGAAATACATTTATTATTGATCATGAAGGAAATGTAGATCTTTATTCTCTTACATCTCTACCTAATAACATACAATTTAATAATAGAGGATTTGTAAATCTTGCTTCTCTTTTATCTTTACCAGATAATATACAATTTAATAATGAAGGAAATGTATATCTTAATTCTCTTACATCTCTACCTAATAACATACAATTTAATAACAGAGGAAATGTATATCTTTATTCTCTTACATCTCTTTCAGATAACATACAATTTAATAATGAAGGATTTGTAAATCTTGATTCTCTTACATCTTTACCAGATAACAAATACGATATATTTAAAAACGATAGAGTAGTTTTTTATAATCACCATAACTCTCAATTTAACCCTAAAGATAGAGAAAAATTAAGTTGGAACTTAAATTTAGAAAATGCTAGTTATGAAACTATTTTACGTGCACCAAAATATAGTGTATGGAAATCTATTGACAGTAATAATTTCTCTATTTACTTTGTTCTTCTAAAAGAAGGAGGAGTTGAAGATGCTGATGGAAGAATTGATTTATACGGATTTTGGAAAGAAAAATTTGATTATGTATTGAGTACGGCAAAATATATTATTAGTATAAGAAACGTAGACAGCACAGGTTACCCCTTTTATATAGATAAACATTGTAAATTTACATATTTAGGTCAACTAGAAGATCTAATAAAGGAATATCAAGATGAAACCGAAGAAGATCAAGACACCGAAGAAGGGAGTATAAAAATGGCAAAAAAGATTAAGACAAAAAAACAAAAGAAAGTTCTCATTAAGCATATAGTTTTGAAATTTCCCAAGACGATGAAAAAACTGAGTTAGAAAAGTATGTTAGATATAAAATATTGCGCTTGTGGGTGCGATGGAGGGTATTGGCATAGTACGGCGAAAGCAAAAATTATTGATCAAGAAAAAGACGAGATTGCAAAAGATAATGGATACGCATTAAATTAGATATAGGTTAAATTATGCAGAGGAAGTAACGGAGCTTATTGAACTTCATTATAATGAGCTAGTACAAATGTTTAACGTGGGTTAGTAGATATGAGAGACAACCGGCATCAAGCACTTTTTATAGAAAAGGGTATAGTAAGTCTAACCACTGAGATACTTAAAAAAGCTTCTTTAGAAGATTTTGAACAAATCACAATAAGTGATATATATGATATTCATAACAGTATTCTCAGCGAGTATGGAGGACTTCCAGGAGAAAAAGAAGATACAAGAGGAAAAATAGAAGCTACAATTGGAAGAATGAATTCAGGTTTTGGAGAAGAAGAATTTTATAAAGATTTAATTGAAAAAACAGCCATTCTCATGCATAGTTTAATTACTACACACCCATACGTAGACGGAAATAAAAGAACAGCTCTCGGAAGTGGTTTATACTTTTTACATTTAAATGGATTTACCTTAGAAGATAGTGAAGAATTAGCAGATTTAATAATTTCTATAGCCGAAGGAGTAGCAAGTCACAAAAATCTCATTTATTATATAAACGCTCATAAAAAAGAATGGAATGAAGAGTTTTATGGAGAAAATTACCATACTTTGATTGATACACACAATTTACTCACTTAAACGGAGTTTATATGTCAAGCAGTAAATCAAAAGCATTGCAAGATGAAATGCAATTATTTTTAATTGCTAATTACTATAAAATGACAGATAAGGATATAGCAATTTCTTTTATGGAAAAGTATAATAAAGTATATGATATTATTAGTACTGTAGATACAATTAGAAAAAGATTTGGAGACTTAAGGTTTAAATTAGGTTTACCTGCATTTACTTCTCTAGTAAAAGAGTTAGATGTAAAAAAGTCAGATTCAAATTCCTTTTCTTCATTTGAAATACTTACCAAAAAAGACAAGGACAAGGATAAAATAATAAAAATATTAAAAAGTTCTCAAGAAGGTACATCTTTAGATAGTCTATCTAATAAAATAAGTGAATCTATAGATTATGCTCAATACATAGTAAATGAAATTATCTCAGAGGGTTATGATTGTTTTTTGGAAGATGGTAAGTATTTTATTAATACAGAAGCAAGACAGGGAGGTTATCATACTATAAATTTAGAAAAATTTGAAAATAAGTTTTATAAATTTGGTGCGGTTGCGGATACCCATCTAAATTCTAAATTTGAAAGATTAGATGTATTGAATGCCTTGTATGATGTTTTTGAAAAAGAAAAAGTTACAACTGTATTAAATGGAGGAAATTGGATTGATGGAGAAGCAAAGTTCAATAAACACGATTTAATTAATCATGGAATGACTAAACAAGTAAATTACTTTATTAAAAATTATCCTCAACGTAAAGGGATTACAACATTAATTGTTTCTGGAGACGACCACGAGGGGTGGTATTGGCAAAAAGAAGGGGTAAATATCGGAGAGTATTTAGAAATGAAAGCTCTTCAACATGGTAGAAAAGATTTGATAAATTTAGGATATGTCGAAGCTGACATAGATTTAAAAGCAAGTAATGGAGGTTCTAAATTAAGGTTGATGCATGGAGGAGGAGGTACTGCATATGCAATGAGTTATACTCCTCAAAAAATGATTGAAAGTTTTCAGGGCGGTGAAAAACCTTCTATTTTACTATTAGGACATTATCATAAAGCTGATTATATGTTTTATAGAGATGTACATTGTTTACAGCTAGGAACAGTTCAAAATCAAACTACATTTATGCGTAAAAAGAAAATTCAAGCACACATAGGTGGATGGATAATAGAATTTCAACAAAGTAAAGATGGAGCTATTAATAGATTTAAGTGTGAATGGTTATCGTTTTTTAATGAGACTTTTTATGAAAGAAACTTATATTACAATGAGTAATTAAAGTATTTGAAAAATTTTATTGTAAATAAAGATAAAAACAAAATAGTAAATTGCGATGCAAACCGTGCAAAAATGAACATTCTTGAATTCATTATTTATATAGATCAATATTCATATTTTACTGATTTGTTGAGAGGATTTAAGGAAGGTTTAAAAGGATTTTGTATACTAATTATGTCTATTCTAGGAGTATTACTATTTCCTGTTTTTTTATTTATACGTGCATTTTTGGCTATAAAAAGGTCCAAGAAAGAAGTAAATTATTGGAATAGTTTAAAGAAAGGTAATTAAATTGAAAGAGCTTGATCTGATAGCTGAAGAACTTATTAAAAAACTTTCTTCTATGAAAGTAACCCCTTCACAAGTTCACTTGATAGAACAAGCTCTATATAAAGCTTATGTTATTGGATTTGGAATGAAATCTGATTTTAGAATAGATAAAGAATTTCCTATTATAAATATGAAAAATAGTTAGAGAAAAGTGATGATATATTGGGCTGAAATAGATGATTTAACAGGGTGGTTAGTTAAAGTAGTAAGTAAGAAAGATAAAAATTACAGTTTGTATCTTGTCGTTCAGGAAGTACGCTTACAAAAATTAAATGTAGATAAATACTGGTTAATAGGAAATGCATATTTTAACGAACGATTAGCTATTTTTAATGCAAAAAGACCTGTACTCAACCATACTATATATTCTGAAAATTATGATATTTACCCTATTCGAAAGATATTTGAATCGACTGAAAAACTTTCTTGGCAAGTAGAGACTAACGAATTTTACGAATTAGAAAGATTACTCAATAATAAACATTACTCTTATCATCTAGAAGGAAATACATTTATTATTGATCATGAAGGATATGTATATCTTCCTTTTCTTACATCTCTACCTAATAATGTACAATTTAATAACAGAGGATATGTATATCTTGCTTCTCTTTTATCTTTACCAGATAATATACAATTTAATAATAGAGGAGATGTAGATCTTGATTCTCTTACATCTCTTCCAGATAACATACAATTTAATAACAGAGGAAATGTATATCTTAATTCTCTTACCTCTCTACCTAATAATGTACAATTTAATAATAGAGGAAATGTAAATCTTTATTCTCTTACATCTCTACCTAATAACAAATACGATATATTTAAAAACGATAGAGTAGTTTTTTATAATCACCATAACTCTCAATTTAATCCTAAAGATAGAGAAAAATTAAGTTGGCAGGAAATTTCTGAAGATTTAATCGGATGGATGGTAGAGGATCAAATAAATAATGATTTGTTAAGATACGGAATTATTGTAAAGCAGCATAATAAAGTAGAGGTAGATATTATATGGGGTTTTAGTAAAGAAGACGTTTTAGAAGTAGTAAAAAATTATTTTTTAGATGCAATACCACGAAAGTCAAGAACAACTTATTACATACATATTTTAGATAATATTGTATTAATGTACGATACCGGATTACGCCCAATTAAAAATTTAAAAATTGCAGATCAGCTTCCAAAGGCTGAAGAAATTAATCAATATGACCCCGGTCCTGAAACTCTTCTTAATCAATATCCAAGTAAAAGGAAAGACAATTGGGATTATAAAAAGAGAAATACAAAAAGTGATGAAGAGATGGTATTTGAAAAAGGACTTCATCAAGACGTTAACCGACCCGAAACTGGAAGAGAATTAATTCCCTATGCATCAAAACTTTCTTGGCAAGTAGAGACTAACGAATTTTACGAATTAGAAAGATTACTCAATAATAAACATTACTCTTATCATCTAGAAGGAAATACATTTATTATTGATCATGAAGGATATGTATATCTTCCTTTTCTTACCTCTCTACCTAATAATGTACAATTTAATAATAGAGGAAATGTATATCTTGATTCTCTTACATCTCTACCTAATAATGTACAATTTAATAATAGAGGATATGTATATCTTTATTATCTTACCTCTCTACCTAATAACATACAATTTAATAATGAAGGATTTGTAAATCTTGCTTCTCTTTTATCTTTACCAGATAATATACAATTTAATAATAGAGGATATGTATATCTTCCTTTTCTTACATCTCTACCAGATAACATACAATTTAATAATAGAGGATATGTATATCTTGATTCTCTTACATCTCTACCTAATAACAAATATGATATATTTAAAAACGATGGAGTAATTTCTTATAATCACCGTAACTCTCAATTTAATCCTAAAGATAGAAAGAAATTAAGTTGGCAAGAAAACAAAATTCTTACGGGAAATCAAACATACGATGTTGTGGACAATCAAACCGAGCAGATCGAAGATCGAAATTGTAGTAATCCTCTTTCAGATGTACAGTTAAAGAGAAGACCTCCGAGATTTGATAAAAGGAGAGATTGGGCAAACGAAATGGGAGAAAAAGCAAAAGATTCTGAAATTAGTTATAGAGATAATCAAACAAGTTTAACTTCTGGTGCAAGTTGGAGACAAATATTTAGTTGGCAAGCAGTAAATTCTAATACATTAAATTTTATTAGTAAGCTACCAGAAGGTGAAGGATATACTTACAGTGTGAAATTTAAAGATTCTGCAGATTACTGTTATTGGCCTACAGTGAATTCTAAAGAAGAAATTATTAATAAGATAGAAGAAATAGATCTCGATAAAATTTTAGTAAGTATAGTAGTCTACCCAGATGGAAGCTACTTAGGGAGACATTGGGAATATCAGTATAAATAAAAATTTAACATAGAGAATTTTTTTTTTTAGGAAATAGTGATTGAGAAGTTGAGAAATAAGAATTTGCAATAAGAGTTATAAAATAAATGTCTCCAATAAGGAATCATCTTATCAAACTAGAAGATAATTTAAATAGAATTAATTCTAGTCTTTCAATAAAAATGAAATTTAAATTTGATAAGTATTATTATATTTCCTATATGAAAAAAGAAGAAAACATTTTTAATATTTATGAAACAGTTTCTACTGATCACCCATTTTTATGGTTGAAAAGAAAAAAAGAAGAAGGAATGGTAATTTCCATATTAACATATCAAGGAATTTCAGAACAAGATTCTGCAATGTATGCAGCACTAGAATTATAATAGAAGATTTAATAAAGAGGAAAAATAAAATGAAAAAGAATTGGAGAAAAGTTTTCGGTGCTTCTTATGAAATACCAAAAAAAGAAGCTATTACAGACTGGCCTTTAAAAGTTTACAAAACTGTCAATAAAGTAGAAATTGCCAATCACGTTACTGATTCAGGTGATAAATTTCCTAAAGATGGAGATTCTGCAAAAAAAGAAATTGATGCTTGGAAAAAAGAGAATAAGCAATTTGATAAAAATAAGAAAGCTGATGAGAAAGACACTTCTCATGGAAGTCCTCTTATGTCGGATACTAAAGTAGAAATATTAAAAGATAACTTAGGAAGTTATGCCAATTTAGTTGGAGGTACTCCAGAAATTAATTGGAGAGAAGTTTTTGCTGATGTAAATGTTGTAAAGCAACCCGATGGAACTTTGAAAATCAATGTCGAAGAAAATCAAATTCAACCTGATCTAACTCAACAGCAACCTGCTCAACAAACCCCTGCTGAAGATACTACTAAACAGGCTAGTTCTAATCCAGTGCAAACTTGGGAAATAAAAAAGAAAGGTAATTTATCTTTAATAGGAAAGCAGTGTGCTACACACTGTGGAATAGCTATTATAGAAGACAGTGAAGAGTTAGTTTTTCATAAAGAAGCTCGAAATAATCATGAATGGAATGAAGTAATTAATCAAGGTTATTGGGAAACTAAATTTGATGGGTATGCAAAATAACTGGAGACAAATATTAAGCTGGCAAGTAGAGACTAACGAATTTTACGAATTAGAAAGATTACTCAATAATAAACATTACTCTTATCATCTAGAAGGAAATACATTTATTATTGATCATGAAGGATATGTATATCTTCCTTTTCTTAC